TGCCATCGTTCCAATTGAATGCTGTCTTAGCGGTCATATCCCCATTTCCTACATAGTTTCTTTATCTTGGCTCTGAGCTTCTTCTTCTCGCAGACCTTTGCGTGCTGGCTCTCAATCATCTTCTCGCGCAGTGACTGTGGCGTGGGTGGCGCAGGGAATAACCCATTCCAGCCAATCAGGCCACACACCAAGGCAATTAGAAGGCGGTCTGTCATTCACTCTTCCCCTTAATCACTTTCTGCACCACTTCTTTGGTGGTGAATCGATGCTCATTGGCGCACATGTATCTCCTGTACACCTCATTGTTTGGCCGCGCCCTTGTCTCAAGCACGCTGACCCATTTGGCGCAAACTGGACACTTCACTTGATCTCCCAAGAATCCAGCAGCACCACGATGAAGGCATAGACCACCACAAACAGGATGGCGATGCCAAGCGCACCCAGCAGAACGAAACTCAAGACTGTTTCCATTGTTTAACCTCACTTGGTGGCGTCCAACCGAAGCGCCGCCAGGTGGCCTGCACATCAGTGACTTTGTTTACTTTGGCGGGTGGGTAGGCAGGCACATAGATCTTTGTGCCAGCGGGTGGGTTCCAGTTCAACTTTCTCATTTCTGTGCCGCCATCAGTTCAAGTTCAACCTCTTTGACGCGCTCGCGCAAGATGCTCACCTCGTGCTCAAGGGTGGAGATCTTTTTCTCCAGGCGTTCGCGTGTCATGTTTTCAGCGTGCGACCAACCGATCAGCGTGCCCTCGGTCACCGCCATGCGCGCCAGCTTGGCGTACTCATCGCGCAACATGAAGCCGCCACCCACCTCCATGGGCGGGGTGAACTTGTTGACTGCGCGGTCTATCTCTGTTTGCATTTTTTCAGACATGTGCTTCTCCTTGTGTTGTCAGTTGATTATTCCAAGCCGCGACCAGCAATTTCGCGTCATATGGGACAGGGGTCACGGCAGACACAAACAGGCCCTTGCCGCGCTGCTTGCGTCCCCATGCGTCTTGGGCATTGGTGTTGATCAGTTCCTTGCGCTTAACGGCGTTATAGATCTTGGTGCGCACAAAGCCGCCATTGATCAGCTCTTCCATCGTGCGCGGCTCTTGGCAGAAGTCTTGGAGTTCAGTCATGCTTCCCTCGCTTTCAGCATTTGGTCAGCGTACTTGTAAGCGGCTTCAGATACAGCATCAGCCGCACGCTTGCCAGCGTCAAAATTGAAGTCTGCTGGATAGTTAAAGTCTGGATGCCACGCCTTTGCCGCCAGAAAGCCTTGCATCGCCTTTGCCGCAAAGTAGTCCCGCAAAGTCATGCCATCTTGGTTAAGCAATCCATCTGGAAAGGCTTGTTGTTCGTCGCTCATTTCAACAGCTCCTTAACAATCTCAACGATGAAGGGCATGGCGAACAATACGCCAACGATGGTGGCTTGGGCAAATTCTTTGATGGTCATTCTTCATTCTCCTCTTCACAAAGCTCGCAGCCAGGGTGATCTGGATCGCGGCAGTCATGGTGGCTGGCAAGGTTCAACTGATACTGGCGGCGGTGGAAGTCTTCCGCTCTCATGCAGTCAAGGTCTGATTCGTCAAGTGGCATGGTGATCTCCTTAAAGTTGGGGCCGAAGCCCCTTGGGTTAATAAGTTCTGAGGCAAGACTCAGGCAGTGACAGGCCACCACGCATCAACTTTCCAGTTGACTCGTTCAGCTCTTTAAGAGCTGCCCATCTTTCGCCATCAGCACCAATGCTGAAAGACAAGATAACAAAAACACCAGCGTTTTTGCCGCGAACGATTTGGTTGAGAGAGAACATCGAAAACCTCCAGAAAGTTGAATTGCGTTGTTGATGGATGAATCATATCACATTTGCACAACTCGTCAACAACTATTATTTAATCCACACAACTTTGTCGGGTATTCATCCCATACAATTGGCTTGCTGGTTATCTCCACCAGCAGTTGCCTTTAACGGGACTGGGTCACTCCAGTCCCTTTTTTTGCATATATACTTGACGCTTTCCACAAAACATGGTTAACATCTTACACATGAAAGTATCTCAACAAGCAATCCACGAAATCAAGTACAAGGCCGAGTCGGCTGGGTACAAGATGTCTGACGTCTGCCGAGTGGCAGAGATTGATCAGGCTCAAGTCTCGCGCTGGCTCAATGGCATCACAGAGCCTTTGTATGGGAGCGTCATCAAGTTGGAGCAGGCCTGTGACGCGCTCATCTCGGCACGCCTACAGGTGCTCAACCAAGCCATGGAAGACGCCGTCAAATGAGCAAATACTGCATTGGCGTGGACCCTGGCCTCTCTGGCGCAATCGCCGTCATGTCACCCGAGAGCTTGAAGATATTCGACATGCCCACCATGACGGTGGAACGCAACGGCAAAGCCAAGCGGCAAGTTTCTGCCACCGAGCTGGCCGAATTGCTGTACCTGTATTCAGGCAAAGACTGCCATGTTTACTGCGAGCGCGTGTCAGCAATGGCAGGCCAGGGCGTCACCAGCGTCTTCAGCTTTGGCCGTTCATTCGGCATGATCGAGGGCATCTTGGCCGCATTCAAACTGCCTGTGACCTATGTGGCGCCAGCCACTTGGGTGAAGGCCGTACACCGAGGCGCAGGCAAGGATGCCAGCCGCCAACGAGCCATGGAATTGTTTCCAGAGAATCAGGCCGACTTCAAGCGCGTCAAGGATGACGGGAGGTCGGATTCGGCTCTGATCGCATATTGGGGCAAGCACTATGGATGACAAAGAACGCGCCACTATGCGTGAGCACATAATCTGGCTCGGTACTGAGCTGGAGAGACAACGCAAGCTCAACCAGCAGCACATCGTCTTCTTGAAGCGCCTGCTGGACCCAGAAGACCTTGGCTTCGCAGCCAGCAACGAGGTGCGAAAAATCGCATATGTTTTGCTGATCAACAACAACACGAATGAACACCAAGAATGAAACAACTCAAACTGCGCCCATCTTCTGCCTCGCGCTGGATCGCCTGCCCCGCCTCTGCGCGGCTCTCAACCCTTGTGCCATATCAAGAGAGTGGCGAGGCCGCCAAGATAGGCACAGCCATCCACGCGCTGGCCGAGACATGCTTCCAGCTTGACACCGACCCCATGAAGTTCATCGGCCAACAGGTCGAGGGCATCACCATGACTGAAGAGAATTGCGAGTTCGCCTTAGAGCACCTGCAAGCCATTTGGGCGGTGCAGGATGAACTGGGGCATGTGAAGGTAGAGCAGCTCTTCAAGCTCTACGACACGCCCAAATTCAGCCTGCAAGGGACTGCTGATGTGGTCGGCTGGTCTGACTCCAAACTCACCATCGCAGATCTGAAGACTGGCCGCGGTTATGTGGACGCCGACAGCGAGCAAATGAAGATCTACGCCTTGGGCGCGATGAAGGCCAACAACCTGCGGGTCAAGGAGGTCGAGTTCCAGATCATCCAGCCACACCATGGCGACAAACGCATCCACCGCATGTCAGCAGATGAGCTGGGCGTGTGGGAAACGCAGATCATGCTTCCCGCCATTGAAGATGCTGTGAGTGATGCACCGCGCTACGCGCCAAGTGAATCTGCCTGCCAGTGGTGTCCCGCAAAGACTATTTGCTCGGCACAGAAGGCATCCTTTGATGTGGTGGCGGCGCAACCAGATCTGACCGTCATGAAAAAGGAAGAGGTCAAGGAAGTCATGCTGGCGCTGACACCAGAGCAGATCGGCGACATCTTGGACCGCGCACCGCTTGTTGAGAAGTTCATTGATGCTGTGCGTGCACACGCCTTAGACGCGATGGAAAAGCACAGTGCAGTGATACCTGGCTGGCAGCTGCAATCCAAACGCGCCAGCCGCAAGTGGCTTGATGAGGGCACTGCGCGTGCCGAATTGATTGCTGCGGGTTTATCCGATGTCGATATTTTTGAAACAAACCTAATTACTCCAGCGGCGGCTGAAAAGCTATTGCCAAAGGATCAAAGAGTACTCTTGGACGATCTCACGGCCAAGGTATCGAGTGGACTCACTCTCGCAAAAGACCGCGGCTTGAGTCAATAATGCAACCCCTGTAACTTTTAAAGGCAAATGCAAATGCTAAATCTCTCATCTGGTGGCGGCTCTGGTAACTACATCCGCTTCTCCCCCCAAGCAAATGCTTGGACCAACAACCTTGGCGAGGAAATCCAACTCAAGAAGGTGGTGTTCGACATCGACAACGTGCAAACAGGCTGGCTTCTCTTGGGTGTCGGTGTGCGCGAATGGAATCCCGATGCACAGCTTGGCCGTAAAGGTCCACAGCCATCCCCCGAGCACAAGCGCGGCTTCATCGTCAAGTTCTACAACAAGGAGCTGGGCACAGTCGAGTGGAGTTCCAACGGTGTAGGACCTAATATGGGGCTTCAAAATCTGCACTCCGCTTGCATGGAGCAATACGCTGCCAACCCTGGCAAGATGCCTGTGCTTGAGTACACAGGCTCAAAGCTGGAGAAGATCGGCAAGGGCACAACCCGCATCCCAGCTTTCAATTTGGTGTCGTGGATTGACAAGCCTGCCGGTATGGACCAGTCTGATGCCGAGTTTGTGGCACAAGCTGCGCCAGCAGTAGCTCCAGCTCCTGCGCCGTTTGTTGCGCCTGCGGCGAAGCCAACGCCAGCAGCTGCTGCTGTGGCCGCAAGTGATGACGAAATGTTCTAACTGACAAGAGTCAAGCGCCGAGGTGTAACAGCCTCGGCTTTTTTTTCCTCAAAAAAATACAACATGAAATATCTATCACTTTGCAGTGGTATTGAGGCGGCAACAGTGGCATGGCATCCCCTTGGCTGGGAGGCTGTGGCCTATTCGGAGATTGAGAGATTCCCATCTGAAGTGCTTGCGCATCATTACCCATCAACGCCAAACCTTGGCGACATGACCAAATTTAAGGAGTGGAACTTTGAATCAGATGTCGATCTTCTCGTTGGAGGAACTCCCTGCCAGTCTTTCTCAGTCGCAGGACTCAGAAAGGGATTGGATGACCCACGTGGCAACCTCATGCTCACCTATCTTGCCATTGCTGACAAATATCGGCCCCGATGGCTGGTTTGGGAGAACGTCCCTGGCGTCTTGTCATCTAACGGAGGAAAAGATTTTGGAGTCTTCCTCGGGGCGCTGGGAGAACTCGGGTATGGGTTCGCATACAGGGTTCTTGACGCTCAATACTTCGGAGTGGCACAGCGCCGCCGCCGTGTGTTCGTTGTCGGATACCTTGGAGACTGGCGAGCTGCCGCAGCGGTTCTTTTTGAGCGCCACAGCTTGCAAGGGCATCCTGCGCCGAGCAGAGAAGCGAGGAAAGAAGTTACCGAGTGCGCTGGAACGCTCACTGCAAATGGTGACGGCCTCAACAGGCCAGCAGGCAACGCCAACGAACTAGACTTTTGCGTAACGGTTGATCGCAAATGGCCAGCCGACATAAGCAGCACATTGGACACAACCTTTGGCACGAAACAAGGGCTGGAAGATCAGCACGTCAATGCTGGTTGTCCCATGTTTGTGCCTGCCTACGGCATCCCAGGCAATTGGATAGGGCGCAAGCCTGAGAACGGCGGCAATGCCACAGAGCCAATGCATGATGTGGCTCCATGCCTCACCAAAGCAGATCAGCATGGTGTGGCTGCTCCCATCGCATTCAGCGGATGTGATGATGGGATGGATACGCAAATCAATGTAACGCCAACCATGCGCGTTGCCGGTAATGCACAAGGTAATTTGGCGGTGGCAGTTGGCACTGACCTCTACAACGGCGCAATCACAGGCGATGTGGCTTGCACTATGTCAACACATGGCGGTGATGGAAATGGAACTGGCCCGACAGTGATGCAAGCCATGGCCGTGCGCCGCCTCACCCCTGTGGAATGCGAGAGACTCCAAGGCTTTCCAGACAGCTACACAGACATCAAATCAAAGAACAAGCCAACGCCTGACGGCCCACGCTACAAGGCCTTGGGCAACAGCATGGCAGTGCCTGTGATGGCATGGATCGGACAGCGCATCGAACAAGTAGAGGCAATATGCAAGCAGAACAAATAGCCAAGCAGCTCGGCAACGCGAGACGAGCCAACGGCCAGTGGGTAGCAAGCTGTCCAGTGCCAGGCCACGGCAAGGGCAATGGAGACAAGAATCCCTCACTCTCAATCAGCATCAACGATGACGGCAAACCCTTGTTCCACTGCCACGGTGGGTGCACGCAAGAAGATGTCTTCAACACCATCAAGGACATGCAGCTACTGCCAGAGCTGGAAGAGCGTCCCGATCCACTCGCCAACATCAAGCCATTGCCGCAGGTGCAGTTTGACCATGAGTGGGAATATCAGGACGAGAACAAGACAACAGTCTTTGTCAAGCAGCGCCTCAAGATAGGGGAGTCTGGCAAGACTTACCGGCTGTACAAGGTTGACGCTGATGGGCGGCGGCACACGACATTGGGAGATGCCCGCATCGTCCCTTACAACTTGCCTGAATTGCTTGACGCCAAATCAGCGGGGCGCATCATCTACTTGGTGGAGGGCGAGAAGGCGGCAGACGCATTGGCAACCCTTAAGGTCACGGCCACAACGGCGCACACAGGGGCGGGTAGTTGGCCCGAAGCCATCACAGAGTACTTCGCAGGCGCGAATGTGGTGATCTTGCCCGACAACGATCTTCCTGGCTGGCGCTACGCGCAGAAGGCCGTGGACGCAATCTTCGCCATCGCCAAGAATGTCAAGGTAGTGGACTTAGGACTCCAAGGCCAAGGAGACGATGCCTATGAGTTCATCCATGAGCAGGCAAAGACAAGGGAAGACCTGATTGAGCTGGTGAAGGCAACGCAAAAGCTGACATCCACAGATGTAACGATTCCCGAAAGGCTTATCGCGCTGAAGCTGGATGCGCCAATTGATGCAACACCACAACAACAGCTCACAGCTCCAGAGGACATCGCCAAGGAATTCGCGCCAGATCCAGCAGCAGAAGCAAAACCCGCCAAGCCAATCAAGACAGTCAATATTGAGTCGTGGGATGACATACAGGATGAGCCGGTCGAGTGGCTTATCCATGGGGTGCTGCCAGTCAAGGCGTTTGCGGCCCTCTACGGCCCGCCAGGCTCGTTCAAGTCATTCATTGCGCTCGACATGGCCGAGGCCATCGCCACAGGCAGGCCGTGGATGGGCAACCCGATAGAACGCCAAGGAGCCGTGC